GTTTTCGGTTTCTCCAGGAACAACATCGCATCCGATAGTTTTGCTCCGAAAGTCTTGTGTTTCGCATTCGGATTTTTCTTGCGTAACAGGAAGCTCCCTGTCTTGCTGATCTCCACTCGATCCGATTGTTCTCCTCCTTCCTCGCAACCTACTGTTGGAGTTGGAAGTAATCTTACTGCCATTGGCAGCGGTGTTCCACCCTGTTTGTATTTCGTCTGTCGTTCTACTGCTGAGTCCTGCGTTGGAGTTGGCAATAAACCAAATTCTCTCTCGTCTGTGCCATGCACCTTTGCCGATAGCTGGTATATTAAACGCTTGGACTTCGTAACCTTCACTTTCCAAGTCAGAATGCACAATGTTGAATGCCAAGCCGTCTTGTGTAGTAACAATTCCTCGCACATTTTCTGCAATAACCCATCTGGGTTTCGTTTGTTTGATAATGTCAAACATTTCTCCCCAGAGATAGCGGTCATCATTCGTACCTCGTTGCCTTCCTGCAACAGAGAATCCTTGACAGGGAAATCCTCCGCAAACAAGGAATACTGGTTGGTCAATTGAAACCTCTCTTATGTCGTTAAAGATCTTCGTATTACCAAAATTTTTTTTTAAAACCTTTTGGCAAAAAGGATCATTTTCAGCGAATGCGATAGTTTTAAATCTTTTGTCTGCATTGTGTAGTCCAAGACTAAATCCACCAATCCCAGAAAACAAATCAACGATGTTTAGCTGCACTATTTCTGTTTAAGAAAATCATTCATGCGAGAAACATCTTTGCCTTTAACAACTCCCTTACCTGAATTATCAGAAAAGTTGGATTTGTTGTTTAGAGCTTGTACTAAGTCTGTGAAGGAAATTACCTTCGGCTTATTTTGTTTTGGTTTTTTTTTGTTCATAAAATTCGTAAGCAAAATTGTGCTGAGTAGAATTGGGTAGTAATATAAATATTTTTTTACACATGGGGGTTGTCAAAAATTTTAACCCATTTTTTTATTAATATTACACAACATTCACACAACATAGCAAATAAATGGCTGTTTTCTGCGATAAAAAACGGTTGTCGTAACCGTTATTGTAAAAACTCTTAGAAGATCCGTATCAAAAAATATGTTTCTTACGAATTAACGCAATAATTCCGTTGAATTCTCAGCAATAATATTATTATCCTTCTTCTTCTTGTCGTTCTTCTTCAACTTCCTAACAATAATATATT